AATGTAAGAGTTGCTGTTGTACCGTTACCGCTGGCTGACAATGTTGATAGTGTAGGGATGCCTCTTTGGCCGTCGAATTCAACTTGGCTACTAACTACGTCACCGGTTAATTCAAAAACTGTTGAACTAGCAAGTTTACTTGCAGATCCAGATACGTTACCTGTAACACTACCGATCAATGGACCGTAAAAACTTCCGTCTACTCTGCTGGCAATAATTCTATTAATACGCTTTTCAGTTGATCCAATATCTGCGCCAAGGTCAAAGTTAGGTAATAATGCACCACCTACAACAATGTCTTGATCTTCCGCAACAACTAAGTCGCCGCCGACATGAACTGTTCCGCCAATACCTACACCGCCAGTTATAATTACAGCACCAGTTGCAGGACTAATAGAATCTGTAGCATTGGTAAATTTTGAAATACCGTTAACTGCTAGTGTACCGTTAATATCTACTGTTTCTTGTGGAGCAAAATTGTTAGGGCCTAAACCAATACGTTCGTTACTGTCAACACGCACCATAGTGCGAATTGTTCCATTGTTGTTAACACGGATATCAGTGCTAGAACCAGTTGTCTTATTAAGCAAGACACCAATAGTACCTTCAAGGTTTAAACTAAGTTGTCTGTCTGAACCGACGGAAAGACCTGCACTGTTTCTAATGTCAATACCAAAGTTTGTACTACTCGTAACGTCACTGCGTAAGAAATTCGAAGCAGGTACTGAAGTAGAACCAACTAAAAGTGCAGAAGCATTTTCTGCAACTCCATAATAATTTTCATACAGGTTATTAAGATTTACACCTGCTTTAATTTCCGGAAATCCTGTGATAACACTCTTAGGAATAAAATCAACTTTAGAGATAATCATCACACGCTCGCCGCCAACGAACTGACTAACTACTGTTTGGCTGTTGTTCGATGTGTCAACAATAATTTCAGGTTCAGCGCCTGTCTTAGCACCACTTGAAACGTTAGGACCAACTAGAATCCAACTAGATCCTGTGAACAAATATAACTGTTGAGTATCAGTGTTTACCCATAAATCGCCAGCAATACTGCTTTCTGACTCAGGAGCATTAGATCCTTTCTTCAATCCACCGGCAGCACCCCAACCTGTACCATCATAAACTTTAAGTTGGTTAACGCCTTCTGTGGTATCATACCACAACTGACCTTGAATAGGTGTGCTTGGCTCATTAGGGCTGGCAAAATTTTCTAATAAATGAAGTAAGTCTTCGCCGATAATCTGACCATAACCTGTAGTGTTTCTACCTGGAAAACGCAATGAGGTTGTGTCATCGATTGTGTTGTCTTCGACAGTGATCGATCCGTTTAATTGATTAGTTCTAAAAATTCTATATGACATGTTTAAGCCTCATTGAAACCTGTTAGACTCTGTACACGAACTGTATAATCAATTTGAATAAGTCTGTTCAAAGATTTCTGTACAGGGTGAAAAATAACATGAGTTAACAGTCTGCCTGTGCCGTTAGGATTGTAACTACGCAGTCCTAGTTCATCAAAAACATAAGGACTTTCAGTGTATGTTGCATTATCAAATGCTTCTTGGTCTGCTGGCTCACCGTAGTCTAACAAACAAGTAACAACAATGTCTGTATAGTTTGTACCTGTTAAGTGGCGTGTTTCGATCTTATTACGCACTGGGTCAATGTTGTTTGCCGAACGATCATCAACAACTTTAGCATAAGTTTCATTGTATAAACTACTGTTAATACCAATAGTGTTAGGAGTCAAATAGGTAATAATTCCTGTTGGATCAACTGTAGTTCCGCCGTTGCCAAAGACCATCTCGTAGATAAATCCCTTGCCTTCGTTGCCGAGACTTTCTGCAAGACTAATACTCATATTTTCGTAATGAATAGCATTACGTTTATCGATGGCGATTTCTCCAGTTTCGGGATACCAAATCTTAATGTGTCCTTCTACGTGGAAACCTACGTTTTCATTGGGTGATTTTGTCATAATTTCTACCTATTTTTTATATTTATTCCGATAAATCTACGCCCTTAGCGCGGATGAATTTAGCAGGATCGCTTGTAGCATCGGATAATCCAATACCATTTTGTGTCCAAGTTCTACCAATACGTTTCTGTACAACAATCTTTACACCAGGAGGAGGTGCGTCAGTTAAACGTACATAAGCGCCAACGTTTTTGTTAACAGCAAATTCTGCTTCTAACATCTTATCTCCGCTTGGGCTATCTTGTCCTAGTGTTTCGTCATAAACTTGTACAGGACTCTTACGTAGTCTGCGGCCACCTACAAACACTTCAATGTCCATGCTTTCCCAATATTCATAAGGAATGCTTGTATAGTCAATGACTGTGCCTGTGCCTGTGCCGACTGCTGTTGCTTGGAATGATGCGCCTGGTAAGTTAGCACCGCTGCCAATTAAACCAAAGTTAGTATCTCCCACAGTACTAATAGTATACCAACGTCCTGGTAGTATATCAGTTACTGGTATAATTCTAGTGTCTTTATACCAGCCAGTTTCTGTTGCAGGATTTGGTCTAGGTGCAAACGGTAACAATATCTGAACATATTTAATAGCCGCAGGCACTACAACGCTTGTTGCTGGAATGCTAAATGGAACAGTTTTTGGTGGGTTATAAATTACCAAATCATATGCTCCAACACTCTTTGCTGGGGTAATAAATGTCAATTTAGTTTCGTTAATATATGTTGTAGAACATTCTGTGTCACCGACATAAACTTTAACGTTGTCTCTAAATCCTGTTCCTATAACAGTAGTAACTTGTCCGCCTAGAGGGAAAGCAGTTTGGTTATTAAAGTTGTAGGTAAACTTCTCAACAGTTACGCCTGTGCTATTTGGATAGAACTGGCTGGCTGTTGTGTATCCGTCTGAAACAACTTCTGCTGTTTGTACTTCGTCCTTGTAAGGAACAGTGTTGATATTGCCTTGATCTCTTACACGAGTACCAACAGTGTACTGGTTCTTAATGCCTGTACCTAATGTACCGCGGCGTAATTGACTTAAAATATTTCCAGTCTTCTTTAAGTACTCGATACGTTCTTTGTCAATATAGATTACACCTGGCTCATTCTTTAATGCATTAGGTGTTGTTAACCCACTAGCGTCGACTACAGTAATCTTAGCATCAAAACTGTTCAACGGTTCTGCTAGTGTTGTGCTAGTTGAATCATCAATGCGCTTGTAGACTACTCTGTTTGTCATGTCCTTGAAGATACGGTATCCAAATGCACTACGAGTAGTATTACTGCTGAATACTATAACTTCAATCTCGTTAGTTGATAGTAAAGGTCTTACAATTCTAATATACTTTAGATTGTTTTCAAGAACATAGTCAACGTCAGGAACTAACAATTCGCCATCAACTGAGATCCAAACATACTGCGGAGCAATTGACTGCTTGTCTAATGCTATTCTTCCTGAAGAAAGTTGAGTATACTTCTTATAGTCAACAAGACCTTCTGATACAGTTGAATCAAAAGTTATTTGATCGTTGAATCTTCTAATATCTAAAATGTCATGGTTATTAAATGTTGTTACATCTATAACTGTAAATGCAGAGTATGTATCTAAGAATGTTATACTATTGTTCTCGATAATGTAATTTGCATTTTTAAAGATAGATAATGTTACTTTATCACCGACATTTGCGGCATTACGTTTTAGTTTCAATTCGTTGTTACTAGATACCCAGTTCCAATCTTTGGCTCGTTGAATTTCAACGCCGTTGACATACACACGAATATCATCCGGATCCACTGAGTTGTAAGGATAATCGGCTACACTAATTGAATAAGTCCTAGATGTTCCCGCAACATCAAAATAATAATTGTCAATAGACTTTAATAACTTTCCATCTACTACAATAACTACGTTGCTTTCTAGAGGACTTAGTGTAGCAGGAGGATATTGTAACGAATAGGTATTTGTCACACCATCATGTACAATAGTTTCTCTCTGTACTTTACTAATTGTATTAAAGAACCCTTTGATAATTGTAAAGTTAATTATAGAACCCTGAACTGGTGGGCTTGGGAATCTTAAAACAATATTACCAGCATTATCAAATGTGTCGTCTGCAATAAATGTTGTCACAGATTCTGGCACACCGTCGATGGTTACAAAGGCAGTATAGTCTTCGTTCCAGCGAGCGGCTGTAACATAGTCAGATGTAGTTCCGTCAGCAACAAAGAAATCTAAGTCTAAGATTCCTGAGCCGTTTTGACTTAAACTTATAACAGAAATCTCATCGTCAACTGCGGGTGTAATCAACAATCTAACTTGTTGTTCTTGATAATCAATCTCGTACTCCTCGCCAAGTCTAGCAATTCTGTCATTAATTTTAACAACAACAGATTCGGCAGTACCTGGACGTTGGCCTATAGCAAATGCTATATCGTTGGTTGCTGTAACTTTATAGAAACGATTTAAAATGCTCGGTGCACCATCGCTAACTTTATCGTAGACTTGGATGTCAACGCTATCTACAATTTGACCAGGAACAACTTCTTCTGGAGCATGGCTAGATGTAGTCGAAACAAATGCATCACCGTCAACGTTAATTGCTTCTGGGTTAACACCTCTTGCACTAGCATAGGCTAAATCGCCACCGTCTAAATCAACATCAAATGTTTGATCGTCTGGTCTAAAACTACCGTCGCTGGTACTTTCACGCAAGATAATCTTGTCACCATTGCTCAACGGAACATCATTAGGTAGAGCAAATACTTGTGTACTTGCATCACCATAAAAACTGTTCATAATAGCATTAGAGTTAGTAATAGGATCTAATTGATCCAATGCTGTTTGTGCATCATTAACAACTGCTTGTTGATCTGCAACTTCGCCTTGTTTGTTATTAACTGCTGTGGCAGCAATGTTGTACTGTGACGTAGCCGATGTTAACGCACTATTTGCGGCTAACACGACGTTGGCTTGCTGAACAACCAATGCTTCAATTTGCATGGCCAAGATCATATTGTTATCTAACAATGCTTGGTTATATTGACCAGTTAAGTCGTCAAGAATACTTTGCTGTAATACAACATTATCTGCGGCATCTTCTTTTGCGGCATTCTTTTCTGCACGAACTTGAACTAAGATTTCTAATTCTTCTTCTAATGCTGTAAGAGCATTTTGATCTTGTGTTAGAATGTCTTGTGCGGCAGTCACTTGATCGTAGTTAGGATCATCAATCTTAACAGTGTTCTTATAGACGTTGATTTCTACTCCGTCTGCTGGAACATAGCCAATATCAAGACTTCTGTTTGTGCCGTTACTAATAAACAACTTGTCTCTGAATTCAGTGTCAAATGTATCCCATCCACCAACGAACCATGGTAGGGCGTCCCAACCAGAACCGATTTCAAAACTCAGACCAGTTACTTCTACACCGCCGTAGTCAACACCTTGCATTAATTGTCCAAGGTCCTTGCCTAGTTGTCCGCTAGTTGGAGCATAATAGAATTGAATTCTATCTGCGGCTGATAACAGATCAATGTTCTTTTTATAAGATATAGAAATAGTACTTTGATTTGCAGGTGCGTTTACAAAAGTAATTCTAGCAAAGTATCGAGTGTATGACGCAGAAGTATCTTTGACATTAACTATTGTAAAATCACTGTCAAGAATATCAATACCGTTAACTGAAATTACATAAGTGTTAGGACGGATATCTGCAGGCCACTTTAAATCGTAGCGTGTTCTAGAACCTGTTCCAGTGAACTGCTGAACAACAGTTAAAGAAGAAATTTGATACTTTGGAGAAATTCTATCAAACTTAACTCCAACTTTATTAGAACGTACTAAACCTCTTTCTAATTCGATACTAGTTTGAGCCGATACTCCGTCAGTGTCTAAGCCACCGTCCAGTATAACTGTAGGTGTTGTTAGGTACCCTTCACCAGGATCTGTAACAATAATCTTAATAAGTTTTCCTTGACTTACATAAGCAGTGGCTTGTGCAGGTACAGAACTTATGCCAGTAATAATAACTTGAGGTGCAGTCTTGTATCCTGAACCGCCGTCTCGAACGTTAATAGACTTAACTGAGTGTCCTACATTATAATACCAAGAACTATATGGCTCTTGAAGAATAATATTGTTATCAACAACTACTACACCGTCTTTGACTTGTGTAGAGATAGGAGAAATTAAACCAGTATCGGAATTATAAACTGCTGGCAGGTCGAAGTCGGCAACTAGTGTTCTTGATTGTTCAACTTTTTCATATGCGCTGACAAATTCTCTAATCTTACTACGATAAGGTTTAACTTCTCTAATGTAGTCTTCGTAACTTTCTAAGTTATCGTTTTGATAGGTAATCTTTTGTTTGAGTTCGCCAAGGTTGTGTTTACTCTTAACAAAACTTGTCTTAAATGCCCAGTCAACAAACACTTGTTCTGCAAATACGTAACGTAGACTTGCAAAGAATAGTTGGTTGTATTCGTTAGTTAACTGGTCAACAAAAATGTTGTTCTTAATTACATCAACAATAATGCGTAATTCTTCTTTGGGTTCATCATCAAACACATCCACGTCAAAGAACGGACCGTCGTAGCCAACGTTACTGTTCTTAAACTGATAAATGTTTTGATTAAGTTGCAAGGTACCGTTCTGGCGGCCGATGACTTTAAAACTACTGTTAATGTCTAGTAAGTTAGTACTGTCAGTGTTTTTCTCTAACAACATCCAACCAGAAGATCCAACGTTTTTAATTTTTACAACATCGCCGATATCTAAAGTTAATCCAGCAAGTTGATAAGAAAAATCAATAGACGCATCTACTTTAGTGAACGAACTGTAACCAGTAGCATACCAGTCAACAAGTGTCCAGTACTTGTTAACGTCATAGGTCTGTACAAGGTCTTTGATCCAAACTTTGTTAGTTGTGTCCCAAATATACAGTGCCCACTTACCGCCAGAATTTTCATCTGTTCTTACTAGAGCAGTAAAAGGTCTAACTGTCAGTGTAGTACTTGGTCGATATCCTTCGCCAGGATTATCAACATTCACTTTAATAATTTCACCCTTAATATTAATTACTGTACTAATCTTGGCGCCGGTGCCAATACCTGATACTTGAACATAAGGTCCTTTGCGTGGCTTTCCTAGACTTTCGTCGTAACTCAAGTCAACATAATTTCTACCAGAGTCAATGATGTTAACACGGATAATTCTTCCGTTTTCAATTACTGGTTCTAATTGTGCAGTACGGCTTGGCGCAACGTTAATAAATCTTAATTCAGAATATAAATCTCTAACTGCATCATACTTTAGAGAATATACACTTGGCTCTTGATCTTTTTCGTATAGTTTAGAGATGTCAATGTCGTCAACAATATTGTTCTTAATTAGAACAGAGTTAACACGTTCAACAAATTGTTTTAGTGCTTCAAGTCTGTTAACAAACATGCTTTGGCGTGGCTTGCTTAGTATGCCGTACTTTAACTTCAATGGAAGTTTTGGATCTGGTACAGGGTTTCCTAAATCGTCAACGCCGATTAAACTTTCAAGCCATTTCTTTTCAATGTACTTGTTAAGTTGTTTTGTTTCATCACCTTCAGACAGTAACTGATAATGGCTGTGAATATTCAACTCAGTATTATCAACAGTCCAGTAACGGAAGTTAATTGCAACTCGTCTGTCTGCAATTAAGTCTTTACAGTTGACTAAACTAAATTGTGTTGGGCTATGCAATACTGCATATCTAATGCCTTTGCTCTTAGGATCTGCAATAAGCAATGAAACATCGTTGGCTGAGTAACTTCTGCCGTCAATGTCAGGCACTGTAACTTTATTCTTTACCCAGAAATAGTAAGTTGTAGATACACTTTGAGAAATTGTATCGTAAGTTTGTGTAATAGAGTATGCAAGGTCTCCGTACTTACTCTGTCCACTGATACCAAGTGCTAGTCCTTCTTCTGTATCGGCAAGACTATCCCAAACACTTGGCTTATAACGTGAACTTACCCATTCGTAGACTGCAACTTCTTGGTCATTGAATCTGTTATTCCAACTGTTAGATTTGAATACTACAGAGCCTTGATATGTGTTAATAAATTTAGCACTCGACAAGTCCCACCATAGTCTACCTACTTGGGCTCCGTTCCATCCTGTTAACTGATCAACGTTGACACTTTCTGTACCAACAATATATGTTGCAGGATCATAGTAAGTTTTGTAACTTAATTCTTGTTCTGCAATACCTAAAATTTTTCCTTGTAAAGGATCAACAAAATCTAGATATTGGATAACACTACTTTTATCTGTGTCGTACAAGAAAATAGATTTAATTTTCTTTGCATCAACAGACAAATCGGGTACTTGATGTCTACTCCAACTCTTAGTTGGGCTTGTAAATTCATAAACACCGCCACGCTCTCTGCCTGGATCGCCGATGTAAATTGATTTTACAAAAGATAGTGATTGACCGTATTTTAAACCAAATGCTCCGTCTACTTCTAGAGTTTCAGCAAACACATACTTTGTATCGTATTTGTCAAATAAGAATACTGCACCAGCGGCTGGCTCTGCATCAGTGAATCGTGTGTTTGTTAAATCAAACACTGTTGTGTTACTGTCAAATGTAGTTGCTTTGTCGTGTACTATACCTGAAGCATACACCGACAACTGGTCCCCTGCAAGATTAAATTCTACTTGTGCGCCAAATTTTCCTGCAGAATTATTATTCGGTGTTGTTATTAGATATCGAGGAACAAAATTAGTTCCAACCAAATTAAAGATTATTACGCCACCTTGTTCTGAATTTAATCCAGAGTACCCAGGTGCACCTACTGCTAATGTTGTGCCGTCTTGTGTTAGTGCAATGCTTTCGGCAAAGTTAGATCCTGTAGAAATAACAATGTCTGTGTTAGGAACTAGATCACCAAATGTAACAGTATCTATTAAATCTAAACTATTAGATTCTACTGAGAATACTTTAACAGATTCATCAGTAAATGACACTGCAACAGATTTTGCACTTGTAGAAACATCTGCAATTTCTATTTGTGTAGAAGTTTCAACAATACTGTCTAACAACTCGCCTGTTAGACTGAATAAGAATATTGCTGGCGATGTAACGCCAACTGTTCCCTTTGAAACTACTACTAAAGAACTATCTGTAAAGTAAACTTTTGATCCGAATAGTTCGTTGGCTCGACGTGTTGCGGCTGTAAGATTAGTTGTAAACTGGAAAATATTTCCAGCGTTTAGAGCAAAAAGTGATACATGACCTTGGTCAGTGTCTGACTTAGGAGATGCTACTGCTAGTATATTTCCATCTTTAGATAGTGCTACAGCCGAAGCAAATGAGCCGTTAGTTGTAGTAAGTCCTGCTGAACCTGCGTTGATAGATTCTGCAAATGCCCAGTTAAATGTAGGAGCAGGTCTTGTAAAATACAATACTTGATTGTCGGAGTTCAAATTAGCACTTACTGCCATTACTCGTTCATTTTTACTAACTGACAATGCTTGACCAAAGTTGTTACTTTCGTCTAAAAGTTTTCTTAGAGAATAGTTATTATTATATTGCCACACTGACCAGTTATTATCTGCACCGTCAATCCATACTAGATCTCCGTTGTTTTTAATAGGTAGATTTACTTCATCTAATCTATCAATAGAAGCAGTTAGTGTTTGACCGTTAAACAATCTTTCTTTAATTCTCAGAGAACTAAACTTGTAAACTATAAAAGTATTACCAACTGTTGCTAATAATATATCATCTTCAGTTAGATCGCCTGCGGCAAATTCAATGTAGTTGTATCCTACATTAGTAATCTGATATACGCCGTCAACAACTGTTGTTGAGTTGATACCAATGTATTCGCCGATTTGTAAATCTGCATCTCTGTTAGATGCAAATGTTAATCGAATAGTTTCTTCGTCTGGTAAGGTAGCACTGGCTAACTTTTGTGCTAGTGCTGTAAATCTATAGATACCCCAAGAGTTTTTATCGTTACCGATCCAAATTCTAGTACCTTCTGTCAATAGTGCAAAATCTAAAGAAGAGATATCGTCTTTAGTATTGAAGACATAATCAACATCGTCTCTTCTCACATAACCTGAAGTTTCGACAAAATAGTCACCGTTAGGATTTATAGGGAAAGGTGCGTGATTATAATTCTCGCTAGGCACATATACTTCGTGTGGAAGTATTCTGTAAACAAAATCATTTAAATCTGGATCAATGCTAGAAACTAATTCAAATGGTTGAGGGTTGATCAACATCTTAGTTTCGTTGATCTTATATTCAACTTCTTCAAAAGCAGATGTTGCACCGTATGTTCCTAGACGGATGGCCCATTCTTCATAAAATTCTAAACTGTCTTTATCAGCAGAACTTAATGGATCAAATAACTTTGTCAATACATTTTGTGTGCCCTTGTCACGGATCATACCTTGATAGAACTTGTATTGTGCAATATCGTCATTGATGATGTTTTCTAGATAATCTCTGCGCTGATAACCGATTAGGTGTTTAGCAATAGTCTGCTGGTCAACGTCAAAACTATCTGTGTCTAGATCGTAGAAATCAAAGAATTGATTTGACTTGTAGTCCCAGTTAGGTACTAACTTACTTTCTGGCTTGTTTGGAAGTCTATTCCATTGAGAGTCATCAAACTCTTCTGTACCTGTTACATTGCTCTTGGCAGAATAATAGAATTCTTTGTACTTGACTGTATCACTTAGTGAATAATCTTTCCATTGTTTCCATTCTGTTACATCTGCACGGTCATAGATGAAACCCGGAATGTTGAAGTCACCTTGCCAGTTACTTGTTCTATAACCTACTGCTTTGATACGTTCTTGACGATATCCCTGAACTTGGTCATAGATGATATCGTTGAATACTGTAACGTTATCTAAAATAATAACGTGTTCTTTTTGTACTAAGTTTAGTGTAGCATGATAAACACCGTCGGCACTGTCTCTTGGACGTAGCACAAACAGGTTACCTTTACGGATAGTGTTTACAAATAGCGGATCAAATAAATTTCCGTCTTGTTTATAGATGCTGTATTCGTAGAAACTATCATAGATATTGTCTACCACAGAAGACGGTTTAGTAAATCTAACTTCGTCTGCACCTGGGCTTAAACTGATTACAGAACCAGCACTCCAGTTTTGTGTAGTCCAGAAGGCAAATTCTTTAATTGCAGTACTCCAGTCTGTTACTGTTGCTAAAGTAGTATTAAAGTACTCAAAGTCAAAACCTTGAGTAACTAACCACTTTCCGTAACCTGCTAGGAAGTCACTGACTTCTTGAACTGTTTTTAATTCTGAACCGTAGTGTAATGATGATTCCTCAGTTGAAAATGCACTGCGAGAAATAATTTGTCGACCGCCAGTAATTGGTAGTTTAGGTAGTTTTGTAAAATACTTTAATTCAAACGCTTGGCCGCTAGTATGGCTAGTTGTTACTCTATAATAGTTGTTATCATAGCGTACAACTTGAGTTTTGTTATAAAACTTTTCTCTATCCCAATCAACGAACGGCTCACTGATACCGCCAATAGTAATTACAGGATCACTGGCTGTCTCTAATGCCTTGTAATACTTAAATTCTGGTGTGACTAAATTGTAACCTCTAACTACAAATCCTTGTGTTTGTTTTTCAATAATAACACCACTGTAGTCTATACTCAACACAGGTGTACTTGTATTAAGAATAATCTTGTAGTTTTCAAAAGGAACAAATATGTTCTTTTGATTTAAAGGACTACGGCTGTCTAATACTAGTTTAAATTTTTCCTTGGTAATAAATCCGCCAACTTTTGTTGAAAGATTTACTTGAAGTCTTGAAAGATTTTGCTTGTAAATGTCAAAACTATCTTGGCTACGTGAAATAGCATAGTTTTGAATATAGTTTACTAGACCGCTAGTATATACTCTAGAAGTATCTTCTAATGTATTAGGAAATTCTATATTTTTATGAGTGAAGCGAGTTAATCCGTTTGTAGTTTTGTAGACAATTTGACCTGTAAAGTCGCGGATCTGTCTTGCTCGGTCATAGATTGTAGCAAACGCTTTTGCCGGTCTTAGTAGTGTAATACCTGTGATTAAACTGAACGGATACTCACTGCTACGTCTCCAAGCATTTTCAATAGGTGCTCTGTCACCAAAACTAAATTCTGCTTCGGCAAGATAGAAAACATAATCTCTAACTGAGTTAGACTCCAACGGTGAAAGTAAATTGCCGCCGTCGTCAACTGGTAATTGTTGAAGAATAGTAGGTCTTGCAAACTTAGGTTTAATTTCTACAAGTTTACCTGGCTCTCTAATAGCACCTTGAGCAATGTCGTTCCAAAGCACTAAGTTATCTCTAGTGTAAGGAGCAGGTCCGTAGACAGTTTCCCACCATGTTGGTTGTTCGCTAAATCCTAACATTTCCCATGGATGACTGTGAGGTCTGTCGGTGTCATACATGTGTGTGTAGATACCTCTCCAGTGACCCGGAATGCCAGTACCGTCAGGGGCAGAGAAATTTTTGTAGTTATAGGTAAAACTATTGTCTGCATCGAAGAATGTATGCTTGGTATAGTCTTCGGAAATAAAACGACTCCACTTTAAAAAGTCTTGTCTAATAGTATTATCTAAAGTAGTTTTACTTAAACCTGTGTCTCTAAAATAACCGCTGACAAAATCAGTAAGATCGAACAACTCAGTGTTGTATTTCATCTTAATGTTGTTATAGATTCTTCTTTCTAATTCTAAAATTAAGTCGTCACGGTAATCACCAAATGATGCAATAACACTACCGTCGTGGCCTTGAATAACATTAATTGGATCAACTAGAGTGTCGTCAAGATAAATTTTTGGTTCAAATACTGGATACAATCCTAACTTGCTAGGAGTTGGCGGGACATAACAGCCGTTGGTGTTTTCATACTGGACTATCTTTAACTCGTCGCCGGTTACTATAGGTTTTAAAATTCTAACAAAGTTAACATTAAAAAATTCATAGTCGCGGCCGTGAACTAGTTGTTCTTCATTTAGATAAACCAATACGGCTTTATCACTAAGTGTGGTTAAGTCAAAATCAAATGTCAACGGATACTCTGTAATAGAGTCATCAATTACTTCTTGGTCGAAAATAAAACTTCCGCCAAACGGTACCATATCTGTAAAGAAGAATGGCATTGTATTTGTCTTGTCTTTGACTAGTTCTTTTAGGATCAAATCTAAATGAATTCTAGTTATGCCGTCAAATCCGTAACTTGTTGCTACACGAATAAAGTTTCGTTTAAACTTACTGTATTCGTCCTTGGCGTATCGTAACGCTTTAACAACATTGTGTTCTTTATCAGTAAGATGATAAATCACAGGAGTTAAAGGACCACTATGTTGAATAATCTTTTTACCGTAAGCAGATAATCCTGCAAGGTCTCGTAAATTACCAGTGCCGGGCACTGAGCCAACAAAATCTTCTCTGTCATTGGCTATTGTTTTTAAATGATTAATAACTTCGCCTAGTGTGCAATCTTCCAATGCTAAATTGTTTGGATTACTTTCTAAGTTAGAAGGAATTTCATAATAACCGTTGTCATTCTTTTTAGCGTTACTTGATGTCTTAAGGAAAATACTGTCAGTTTCTGTTAAGTCTTTTGTTAACTGAACATAAGCAACATCATTCTTTGTAACAATGTCATAGTCAGTTAAACTAGAAAGAATTTTTCCGTTAACAAAAACTTTAACTTCAAGGTCGTCTAATAATGCACTGCGAGTATAAACATCAACAGGGAAGAAGTTAGTTCTATTGCTGCCGTCAAATTGACGAACTACATATTGCTTACTAGGTGCTACTGCTTTTTCCCATCCATTAACAAATGTGTAGTTAGTTAGACTAGAAGATTTTTTCAAGTAACCTTTGTCTAATGTTATTGTAACAATATCGGCTAACTTTTTATAAATGAAAGAATCTTTTTGTAAATTAAAATCAAAAACAATGTCGCCGATGTTACCAATGTTTTTGTAACTGATGCCGAATCCTAATTCAGTGTCAATGTTTGTACCTAACTTATAACCAAAAATTCTTGTACCGGCAAATGTTGTTCCTTGGTATGTTGCTTCGTCACCGTAACTTAATCCGTTCTCGTCAAAGACATCAAACAAAGGCGCTTGATTAACAGTATCTTTAGACTGTGCTTCAAGCCACACTGTACCATTGTAATAGTACATTTTACCTTTGTTAGCAACACCATCTAAAGAAAGAACTGTTTCTCCTTCAACTGGATTAGTGTCACTTTCTTGGATCAAAGTTATACGCTTAGTGCCTAAGTGTGTTACAAAAGCAACTCTAAAAATTCTACCGTTAACTTGTACATCTGGGTCTGCGGTGAACAATACTCGCATACCTTCTAAAAGATCTACACCGTCTACGTTGTAACCTATGCTTCCTTCAATTGTGCTGAATACATCTCTTGTAAAGGAATCAACTAAATTAACGTTTTGTTTAAATTGTGTTCCAAACTTCCAAAGTTTTAAATCTGATTCAAATTCGATAATTGGTCGTGTAGCACGTTGACTCTGGTCTAATACTGTAGGAATGCCATTAACTTGAGAAGCAACGTCAATGACATCTTTATGGAACCAACGGTTAAATCTAGTCCAAGGATTTAAATCTTTACTTGAACGATTAATTGTAATATATTCCTTGTTTAAAGGAATGTTAGCAGAAACATCAAACCCTTGGCTATCAAATTGTTCGTTGTCAAATTCTACTACAGCAGAAGTAGAATATGATGATGGTGTTGCTAGGTCACTTTCTTTAACTAGTTTGATTGCGCTGCCAACACCTTCAATATACCAATTTCCTGTAGCATATTTGTTAGGTGTAACTCTGCCTTGGAAGAAAACTTTCATACCATTAGACAATTGAATGTCGTTGGCTGTTGTGTAATCTTTCTTTCCAATAATTTCCTTTTCTACGTCAATGCTAGATGCATCTGTAATGTCGTAGACTTTAAAGATGCCGCCGGTATTAACATCTGATTGGCTTACATAATAAATGATATTAGGAGCATCAATAGGGACTGTAAATTCAATCACACCTTTTTCAACGTATTGATTTCCTGTGCTTACACCAGTAGTATAGAAGTAACTGTCACCTGTTTCTCTTACAGTTTTAAATGCAATACCGTAGTTAGGGCAGTCAACTTCAAAACGATATGTTTGGCCACGGTAAAGTTTTAAGTTAGGATTACGTGTAAGTCCGTCCGGTGTAAACAAATAGGCTCTGTTGTCAACATCGTCAACAATGCTTACGGTATAGGTACTTGTAATAGTATCTGCTTGTCCAGCAACTGGTATGCTAACTGGGCCACCTGGCAACCAGTAGTAATCGCGATAGTTTACAAATTTGTCCCAATCAAAGTGCGGATTCCAAGCATAAAATTCTTGACTATTAATCTTGTTATGATCTGCGTCGTCAACGTTAAAGAACGCTAACTGGTTAACAAAGTCAGGGTAATCTTTAAAGAAGGTTACATTGTCTAAATCGTCTTTAATAATTACTGCTGGTTCAAATTGATAATCTTCTCGTTGCTTAGTTGCACCTTCAAGGTACTTGTCTGAAGCACGATAAGGTTCAAATGTTTTTCTACCAATGAAGGCACTGACCTTCTCAACATCTCCTTCGGAGATCATTTGATCTATCGTTGCATTTAAGAACTTTTGATTAGCACTAGTTCTAAAATACTTAGGTAAGAAACCAATAGATGTTTTGTCTGAGGTGTCTGATATTGGCAGACTTGGGTCGAATTGATCGTTATTAAATGCCATAATTATGCGCTTTGAATACCATTATTATTGTTCAATGATGTTGACACTGAACCACTAGCACGAATTCTTGTTGCTGTGATTTCGCTGATGATTTCAACGTCATTAACTGTTGCACTACTGATAAAAATTTCATCAGCATTAGACTTGATTTCGTACAAACTACCAAAACTTAAATTTTGATCCTTAGGAACAATTACAATGTTGCTAATATTAGGAGCAACTTTGTTCATGATATAAGTTGTTAATTCTGTAAAGAAGAATGTATCACCGAACTCCCAATTTTCAATTGCAAAAAATTCGTTGATTGCATTAATTACAGATAACTTAATGTCGCTGTCACTGACTGCAACACTACCACTCTTAACTACTTTAAAAGTTGCTTGTAAAGATAGAGGCGCTGTTGAGCCAAATACTTCTTTGTATTTTACAGGATGGTAGATTACTTCATCACTGACTGCTTTAATTTTTTGTAGTTTAGATCCAAAGTTAACAAACAATGCATCACTGCTAGGTGGAAGCGGCTTGCTGTCAACTTCTTTTCTAATCCAACGACGATAATCTGTATCGTAAGACTTAGTCAACACATAAACATCCATAATGTTTGTTGCACTTGGGTCTAATCTTGCACTACTGTCTGCTGAATGAACATACTGGAACTTTAGATCTCCGCGACCAAAGAAACCTCTATATTCGTTAGTAACTTGGAATTGTGGTAGACCGTTTCTAACAAATTTCTTAACTAGTTTTTCATCTAACAAATAAACTAACTGACCATCAGCAATACCTGTTTGCAGACTTGTATCGATGTCAGTTTGAGTATCGTATGTTAAAATTAAATCGTTGTTGTTTGAAATATAATAGTAATCAGTTACACCGTCAATACCTGTTCGACGTTGTTGGAAAATTATTTTCTTAGTTGTTTCCAAGTCTGGCTCAACTATACGATCGAAAATTTCTGGATCGTCAATGACTCCATCTTCGTCACGATCTGTGAAAGTAATACTAATTTTCTTACTGTCAATGTATCCGTCGGCGCCTTTGAACTCATCAATAATTTCCCAATCATAGTCTTTACCTAAAGGAAAATCATCTAACGGCTTTGTGTTGATACCTAGAACTGCAACTTTGTCTTTGACAATTTTACCAGTGTTAGTATCGTAAATCTTGTCGGCGCTGTCGTAGAAGAATCTAACTTCTTTAACGCTTTCAAAAACGTAACGAGTTGAGCGGTGTGTTACTGTATAAACTTCACCGTCGGTTTCAAATAAAATCAACCAACTAGCATCAAGTTGCTGGTTACTGATGTCACCAGTCTTACCTAAACTAAAGTTAGAAATTTTATCTATGTTAGACTCTGTGACAATCTTCCATGAGTTATCATTAGTGTCGTAACGCAAGCCAAACTCTTTCTGTGCAAAAATTAAATCAAAAATTCTAGTTCTTACACTGTCTGAAAATTCTTTAACAAACTTAGGAATGATACTTTGTAATTCTGCACCAGTTGGCAGAACTTCGTTGAGTTTTACAGGGCCTTCGCCGTTGGCTAAAACATTATCTGCACCGTAGACACCACTACCTGTAATGTTTACAACTTTAGTCCACACATAACTCTTCTCACCTTGTTTAACAGGATCAGCATTGGCTATTAAATTATTTTTAGTGTCAAATGCTCTATATCCTGGTGGAGGAACAAATTTTAATAACGAGTCATTGATAATAAATCTTAAGTTAGAACTTGTAAACGCACCTAATGTTCTTGGTTCGCCTGTGGTGTTGTTTGACAAGTACCCTGTTGACAAGTTAGTTGCCTTAGAAATTCTGTTCCATGCTAAGAAGGGTGTACCAAGATTAATATCTGGAAAATTATCTAGATAGAAATCATAGATAGTTTTCTTCTTAAGGATAGGTACAATTTGATTTGTTACCACTCCCTCAATTTCGCTTTTTGTAGCAAAACTAAAATTAAATTTTTCTGTAAAGTTTTCTTTATAGATAATACCGTCTGTGCCAAATAAATTTGTACTGCTGTATTTTCCAGTAGCATCTTTAAGATCAAAATATCTGCTGATTCCAGAACTTACTCTGTTAACTGCTTTAACTTTTAAAATTTCTTGACTGATACTTAATGGTAAGACATTATAGTCTTCACCGGTGATCATTCTATTTTGTGTATAGTATGTTCCTGGTGCGTTTTGTTTAATAGAATCAGAAGTTTCTGCAGAACTTGCATTTGTTACAGTATATTTTAAACCTAATGTAACTGTAAGTGTTTCTTCTCTACCACGGCGACTGATATAAGGAATGTCAATAGTAACACTCTTAATACTGCTAGGACTAATCTTATATGTTAAGCCGTTGCTGACTCTATAGTAAACTTTAAAATTACCTTGAGGTAGATCACCAAACACACCGTCTGAGAACACTAGTCTAACTCTATCACCGGTGCGTGATTGCACAGCATAGATCTTTCTATTGCCTTTCTGTGTAGAATTATAAATGATGTTGTTGCCAGTTAATGCTTCAACTTGTGTCCAAGCAGTTGATTCAATACCAATAGCATCTAGACCGTATAACCAAACGTCTGTGTTATTAATTCCAGTTGCCTCTAAATCGACTGCTTCGTTAGGATTTGGTCTTGCAACATTAAAAGTACCTTGCTGTAGACTACCTTGACGGAAGTGTACAAAAAATCCTGTGTTACTACTTGCTGGGCCACCGCCGTCGTCTCTGTACAAGAATGCTAGGTTGTTACCTGGAAATGGGGCTTCTTCATAAACTGTAGTAGAATTTTTAAACACAGATGAAACAATATCAAATTCCATGTTGCGGCCGTCAATGTTTTTATTAAAACTATATGTTGGCACTTCTGTGTTTGTAGCATTAAAGCGATATTGTTCAGTTGTAACACCGCTAAGGACAGCACGATCTTGTGGGCGACCAAACTGAACTGTTTCGCTCATTGATGCATTAATAACTTTAATAAACTGCTCATACCAGTTATTATTACTTGGGTCGTTCCATAGGATTGTTTGGTTGGCTAGGTTTCTACCGTTACTATCTATGACTTCTTCTGTGGTAGTAATAGCATTAAATTTTAAAAGGCCGCTTGCAGGAATGTTACGCTTAGGGTTGTAGGATAGTAGACGTGCTAGACGTAGAACGCTTTCACGACGTTCTGCTAGTTCAAGGAAGTTGTCGCGGGCATTTAAGTCAAATCTAAATGCTAGATTTTGACCCAAAAATGCAATAAGATCGATAAGGGCCAAGTACTCACTTGACTCAATATAATCGTTGAAATCTTCTGGATAATTCTCACGCAGGTACGCAATCATCGTACGGCGTAAGTTGTCAAAGTCGTAACTTTGAAAGTCTGCGTTGCGGAAACTCTGGTAGATTTTCTTCCAGTCTTCTGCGGCAATTAAGCGATTTTGTCTATCTATGCTACCCATATATGGCCCTCACACATTATTTATCGTGTGCGAAAAAGTGGGTAGTTAATTTAAAGAATGCTGTTGTCTTGATCAAATCTGTAGCGTAGGCTTTCAGAAATGTTGTATGGCAAGTATGTTAGTTCACACTCAATTTGAATACCACTTTCATATTCACTAACAACAATATTTGAAACTTGTACTCGAGGATCGTAATTAATAATAGTAGTTACATCTTCTAGTATAAGTTGTTTAACATCTTCTGTTAGCGGCTCAAACAAGATATCCCAAATAATAGTACCAAATCTGGGATTTTCTAGTTTTTCACCTTTACGTATGTGAAAATGATTGATCAAGTCTTGCTTGATTAGTGCAATGTCGTAAAGAGCAAAAGATCCGGCTTCTGCGACCGTGCTGATACCTCTATAGGTACGACTAGTCACTATGCTAGTGTCCTTGCTAGATGGGATTTTAATTCTAGATATTAAGTTCTTTTCAACATTCATATGTTTATTTATTTGCCAATTTTTCTAAAAGTGTCCATGGTCTTAATTAATTTGCCGTCTTTAGGTTTGGCGTCCGGCGTGTGGCCTGCTGGATTTAAGTTTTCATGGCCACTCCATGGTTCTGCTTGTGGGACTCTTCCCGGTTTGTCGCCTGATCCTGCTGAGGCTGCGGCTGGTCCGTTCATGTGTATTTGTGCGGCTGTTTCTAAATGGTTGCCGCCACTGTTAATGTGTGTAGTTCCGCTGGTTGTAATCTTGGTATCAGCACCACTTACTACTTCCATGTCTGCGCCGCTGTCTAAGTGCATTTTGTCACCACTAAGGATATTAACTTTACGTCCAGCACTCATGTTAATATCTCTGTCAGCAGTAATGTTTAAATCATTTTTAGTATGCAAACTAATGCTGTCTGCGGCATAGATATCAATTTTACCGTTACTAGTAAGTTCAATCCAGGTTGTTCCTCTAGCATTGCCAATGTAAATCAAATCTTCAGTATTGTGTAAAAGAATTTGATGCCCAGTACGTGTACGAATTCTAACTAATTCATTTTGTGGCAATGTTGGATCACCTTCTTCACCGTTTTCAACACTGGCATATTCTGGAGGACCTTCGCTGGCTGGAGTTTTTCTTAACATTGTTGGATCACCGTCGTCCATAACAAATGTTGATCCGCCTAGTCTGCTGACAAAAGCACCTGACACTTTACTTTCATGGTAACCAATTGTTCCTGTTTTTGCACCTGACCTACGATCTACAGGGCCAGGCGTACTCCAACCATAGACATTACTAGGCATATCTCTTCTAGCACTAGAAGTTGTTGTGCCTCTAATTTCGTCTGTGGCTAGTCCTTGCGCACCTATAACTGAGTCAAACGGATGTACAGGTTTTTTAATTTGTGTCGTATCTTTTTGTACGTTTTCGTTAGTTCGTTTATTAAACTCGGCTACTACTTTTTTACCTTTACTTGTGTCGTTGTGCATCTCTGTGGCAGCAAGTCCTGGTATCATAAAGTTCATGTACTCGTCTTGTACACAACCAATCCAATAACCTTGTTTAATATCACCTTCGACAAACACTACTAAAACTAAAGATCCTACATCGGGCGGAACTGCCCAGAATCCATAACTCTTTTGTGTACTTCCGTAGTCGTTGTTTAGGTCAGTGTGTTGTATATTTGTAACACCGTAGAAAGGACTTAGGTACTTTACTGGTATAGATTGCCCTTGTCTATTGTGAGTATTACCAACTTCTCTTAAAAGTTGTACTTGAAGTGTTCCCATGTATTTGGGATCAATATTACTTACGACCCTTGCTAGATATGGGCCTCCATCAAATTTACTTGATTGTTCCGACGATCTTTCTATTTCAGGCATTATGGCACCATCCAGTCACTTGTAAACATTTGTTTTCTTTCAGCATCGGTCATTGTTGGAGAAGCAGAGTTGGCGGCCACTGTTGTAGTCTTATTGGTTTCACTTGTATTATTTGGGTTTGCTGTTGCGCGGCCACCACTATTATACAAACCGGTACCATCGTATAACTCGCCAGTTTCTGTGTTTCTTCTAAGATTACTTACTTGTCCAGTTTCATCTACAATTTCTTCGCTGCCGCCGGCATACGGTGCGGCTGCTTCGTTTTCTGATATTGCCTCTGCAGATTGTTTTTTTCTACGTTGAAGTTTTAATTCTTGTGTGAATTTACCTCGTTGGAATCTGTGTGTAACAAAATTAACTTTATACAAACCGCTGAACTGATCAACAATTTCTGTATCACCAAAACTCATTATTCCTGTGTCCTGATCGTAATCCAACGGTGTTCTAAAATTAATAATAATATCAACTTCTCCGCTTTGATAATCCATTGCGTTAGTATCTGTAACATTAAATCTTCCAGATCCTCTATTACTAAAGTTGCCTAGCCCGCTATCTGCTAGGAAATAAGGATCACCTATGATTGTCATTGTTGCAGTTACTAGGTCAGTTTCACTCTCATTTAATGCACGTTGAAACTGTTTAGCAATTAATGTCTTATGATCTTCTGCTGTAGTTCCGCCGTCGTTGGGGTCTACTTTTAAATTTTTACCTGCTCTATCATTGCCAGATAAAACTTCTTTAGCCACCGGAGTGTTATCTGGTGTTTTAGGTGCGGTATTACTTTGTGTTGTTGCACTGTATTGCCCGCTATTAAAAGTTTGTTTGTTTTGCTTATTTTGGTCGCTGGCTACTGTATTAAAGAATGCTTGTTTAAATTCTATTTCAAAGTTTAAAACTTCTGTATTCCTTCCAGTGTAGATATAATCATACACTTTTGCGGCTTCACTCTTTAACTTATCGTAACCTTTAACTAATGCACTAGGAGCAGATGATTTTTCGCTGTGCGCTTTGTAAGGAACAATTTTAAAAATTAAAAGTTTAGGTTGGCTATTATTACCAATGTTACCTTCTTTAGGTGTTTGATAATCAACTTGTGTTTCGATCCTGAACCAGTTAACCATGCCTATCTCGTCAACTTTGTTAGTTTCTAATGCATTTTTACAGTATTTGCTGTTTATCAAAATACTAGATATTGCATTAATAATACTTGTACCTTGACTGTATATAAATTGTCTAGTTTTAGCATCATAGACTACTTTGTTTCTAGCAACAGGTTTCTTTGGATCTTCTTGAACATCATTCTGCTTATTAACTTTACTTTCGCCAGATGTTGTATTATCAAAATCCATTTCACTTAAACCAATTTCATTAAGTGTTTCAGTATCTTGAATTAAGTTACTAGCACTGTCGTTTCTACTAACTGTTATAACTTGAGTAGTACCCTGACTAGTTGCTGAGCCGTTAGAGTCTTGTCCTTCACCCTCAAGAACATTAGAATTATCTACTTTAGGAAATACTATAACAATTTCGTCAAAGGCTGTTGGTGACTTTTCTTTTTCTGCAAATTCTTGTAGTCGTTTATTAAGAACTGTTTGAAGACTGAACTCGCCTGTTTGTAAAACCTCTTGCACAGTTTTACCGCTAACTGCAATATCAACCTCAAACAATCTATAATTGTTATCAAGAGGCAGTTCGTTTGACGGATGTCCTTTTACTGTATAGCGGGCGCCACCGTGTTTTACTGTCATTGCAATATCTTTAATTGTTATAGGAATATTGCGAGTAGTGTTTGGTATTGTTATCGGATCACCGTTGTCATCAAATCCAATAAATTCTATTGTTACTAAAAATACAGCATTTAAATATCCGTTGGGCCAGTCATTTTTTCTAGCGGCTAGTTCGCATGCCTGTAAAAATACTCCCATACTGTATGGTTCGACAACTTCAAATGTAACATCAGTTGCATTACTACCTTTAGTTTGTTGGTTGAAGGTAATAATAGAATTCATGTCGAAATTGTCTATATAGAAATCATATTGCCCGCTAGGATTATCTCTAGTCGTCATTGCAGTTTCTTGACTTCGAGACCCTGCGCCTGCACTTCTTAAAACAATTTCTCCAAGATCGCCTGCCTTATAAGTATTCTTTGGATCTCTATGTGCATCTGCTGTAATACAACTTAAAGTGAATACTGCATTAAATTTAGAAAACGCAGACAACGGATTAGGAAATGGTACTGGAATATCTTCTACTGGATTAGAAGCACCTATTGTTACCGTATTAGGTATTCTAGTCTCGCCTAACTTTCTGTCCGAACCATTGTAAACTGTACGTTTATCAGGAGTATTACTTCGAGGAACTGTAGACGATGCTGTTGGTCTATCAGGCGGAACTCCTGTGGCTGCACCATTAACAGCCTTAGATGCTCCTTTAAAATAAGCAGAACCAGAAGTACCGTTGGCATCTGTCTTGAGTAGTTTTCCGTTTGCAACAGCGCCTGCACCAAGCAAGTGTGATGCGGCACCATACCCAGCAATTTGATCAGGCGGAGTATCAGGAGTAATAACTCCCTTTTTACTTAGAGTACTAAAATTTTGTTCAGACAGTCTATCAAATGCTTGGTCTTGTAGTTGTCTATTATTTAGGTAGGCCTGTTTGCCTCCAGGGATAGTCCAGTTAGAATCGTCTTCGAGTAACCTCTTGTGTGCGGCGGCTCGTTCTGCTTGTGTTCGACCAAGACTGCCATAGTCTGTTACAACACCAGGTTTAATTAATCCCTGTGCTTGTAATGCTTGCGCACCAAACTGATAGGCGCCAATATAACCAAAAGGATTTTCAATTTGATAATTGCCGCCACTTTCTTTGTTCCTGACAAAATTACGATACTTTTCGTAATTGTCGGCACCCATGGTGTTTTGCATCTTACTCATGGATTACAGTCCTAATAACTTAAACAACCCCGACTTTTTAGGAACATAGATTTCTACACCTGATCTAAAATCAAATATAGGATCTCTAATTACATCTAAATTTCGTTGAGCAAACACCCACCATAGTTTAGGTGTGTCATACAAATAGTTTGCCAACAAGTCTGGTCTATAATTAAACTGTGGCTCAATTTCATAGAGGATGTCATCATCTTCTGCGGCTACTGGTCTGATAGCAAAGTAGTCAAGGTAGCCTGACTTTAGTCTAGTCTTGCTCCATGGGCTTGTATTAGAATATTTTGCAGGCATTAAATGAATCCTTTATCAAAAATATAATTACCTTTAACAAAGTCTTGCAAGTTAAAGTTCCTAACTGCCTCTCTGCTGTACACTGGCATAAGTGTTATATTGATTGTACTCTTAACAGGTACATATCCAACACCGTCCATGTCAAAGTCTGCATTTTCAACAGACTGATTACCAACAAATTTGCTCGGAATGTAGTCTACGTCTTTGGGCATTTCAACTGAAAAGTTTGTAACAACTACAGGAACATTGTTGAATACAAAATCCCCGTAGCCGTTAAGTTTTAACACTGGCGGTGGTGCTCCTGCATTTTCAGTATTCTCACCAAAGTACATTTTTGTAACGCTACGTAGAAAATGTACTGATGCTATCCAATATGCGGCATCGTCGCTGTTCTCACAGTAAAAGTCCCCAGTGATACTAATCTTTTCCAATTTACTATTTTCATAAGACGAAAAAGAATAATTATTGTGTATAGGATCCATTGCAGAGTAGCCGGCTTGATGACTCAAGTTAATTACCGGTGTAAACGGAAAAACAAATTTTCCTATCGTAGTTAGCGGTTTAAGCACTTTGCTTTCGCTATAAGATCCACCTGGAATACTCAAACTTACACGCCAGTCTTTGGCTTCTGTACTAGCAAAAGTTGCCGAAGCATTTTGTGTACCAGACTTTGGTTGTGCTCCTTTAGGTAAAAATGCACTAATTGGTCCTGATGCAAGTCTGCTAATGTTGCCAATTAGGCCAGCACCTGCTTGTATTGCCGAGCCGGCTCGACCCCCAAGTGTACCTCCAAGTTTATTAGCACCTTGGACGAAATTATCTAGATTAAATGGCATATTTGGCTATCTCCGTTACACATATTTATTGACTTTTAAAAGTGCTGAGTTTATTATATGCTAGAGGAGTTCCATAAGAATAATGAAAAAAGTAAACTACTTAAACAACAAGGATTTATTGGCAGAAATCCATAAAAGCAAAAACACTTACTCGAGTTATGCCAAACAAGAATACCATCAGTACGATCTTATTCTTCCGAGTTTAGAAAAAATCAACATTCGCACCATTGCTGAAGCCAAACGCAATCGTGCCAAGCGTCTAGCACAACAAGCATTTGAAGCCGCCAAGGTTTTAGACACTAAGGTCAAACTTGCAGAGTTTGAAGTCGATTATAAAAAGATCGAAAAGACTGACCTAGTGTTTCGCATTATGACTTATGAGCATATTCCAGATGCTCCTGGTCGTAAGAAGAGTGTTAAAAGTGCGGCAGATGCCAAAGAGAAAGTTAACTTTCCTGCGTTCCAACATTGGAAGTTTGACGAAAATGACAACTTAGAATGTGTGGGCAAAAGTCACTGGAAAGGTGGAATTAAAACTGGCAAGTTTAGCAAGGACCACGGACAAATTACAGATACACTAGCCCGTATGTTTATTAAACTTTGCGAACGCTATGCTACTAGGGGCAACGTTAGAGGTTATACCTACAACGACGAAATGAAGGGGCAAGCCATCCTTCAACTTACACAAATTGGACTACAATTCGATGAATCAAAAAGTGATAATCCTTTCGCATATTTTACCGCCGCGGTTACTAACTCGTTTGTCCGTGTCATCAATATCGAAAAGAAAATGCAAAACATTCGAGACGACATCCTCGAAATGAACGGTATGAATCCAAGTAATACTAGAATGGTTAATCATGAATATGATAACGCAATGAAACGAGAAGGTGAAACTGAGAGTTGACCTTTTGTTAGTTTTTCTTTACACTCATAGGACTTATGTTTAAAAAAATAGCCGCTTTTACTGATATCCACTTTGGATTAAAATCAAACTCTAATACGCATAATCAAGACTGCGAAGATTTCGTAGATTGGTTTATTGCTGAAGCCAAAAAGGAAGGTTGCGACACTGGCATATTCTTAGGCGACTGGCATCATAATCGCAACAGTCTTAACATGTTGACTATGGTGTCTAGTATCCGCAGTTTAGAAAAACTAGGCAAAGCATTTGATAACTTCTATTTCTTTCCAGGTAATCACGATTTGTACTACAAAGACAAGCGTGATGTACACTCTGTAGACTGGGGACGTCATATTCCGGGCGTGACTATTGTCGGTGATATTACAACCATCGGCGATGTTACTATGGTTCCGTGGCTTGTAGGCGAAGAATGGAAGAAGATGGAGAAACTAAAAAGTCGATACATCTTTGGACACTTTGAATTGCCATTGTTCCAGATGAATGCTATGGTAACTATGCCGGATCACGGTGAACTTCAAGCAAGTCATTTCAAAAATCCTGAATATGTATTCTCAGGACACTTTCACAAACGTCAGGCTAAGCAGAACATTGTTTACATTGGCAATGCGTTCCCACACAATTACGCAGATGCATGGGACGATGATCGAGGAATGATGATTCTTGAGCACGGAGGCAAACCAGAATATCGTGTTTGGCCAGATGCTCCTAAGTTTAAAAACGTAAAACTCAGTCAACTTATCGACGACGGTGAAAACTTAATTAAAAGTAAAACATATCTTCGTGTAGGTATTGATATTGATATCAGTTACGAAGAAGCCAGTTTCATTAAAGAAACATATCTTTCTAATCCGGATCTCAGAGAACTCACACTAATTCTCGAAAAGAAAGAAGTTGAAATTAACACAGACATTGACGTTGAACACTTCGAAAGTGTAGATCAAATCGTCAGTAATCAAATTGCAAATATTCAAAGCGACACATACGATCCTAAAGTATTACTCGCAATTTATAATAACCTATGATTAGAATAAAAGACCTAACAGTTAAAAACTTCATGAGTGTAGGTAATGCTACACAGGCAGTAAACTTTAACAAAGAACAACTAACACTTGTCTTAGGTGAAAACTTGGACCAAGGCGGTGACGACAGCGGTTCACGTAACGGTACAGGTAAAACAACTATTGTCAATGCACTAAGTTATGCATTGTATGGACAAGCATTAACTAACATTAAAAAAGACAACTTGATCAATAAGATCAACGGTAAAAACATGTTAGTTACTGTAGAGTTCGAAAAAGATGGTAAACTTTACAGAATCGAACGTGGACGCAAGCCTAACGTCTTAAAGTTCTATATTGACAATCAGATTGTAGAAGATCAAGATGTAGAAGACGAAGGGCAAGGCGACAGCAGAGAAACACAAAAAGACATTGACGAACTATTTGGATTAAGTCACGATATGTTCAAGCACATTGTTGCCTTGAACACATACACTGATCCGTTTTTATCAATGAAGGCCAATGACCAACGTGCTATCATTGAACAACTGCTTGGTATTACTGTACTCAGTGAAAAGGCAGAATTGCTCAAAGAACAAATTAGAATTGGCAAAGATGAAATCTTTCAAGAAACTACACGCATCGAGGCTGTTAAAAAGAGTAACGATCGTATTCAAGAAAGTATCAACAGTTTAAAAATCAAACAAAGTGCATGGC